CCGAATACCACGGCGTTCCACGATTGTCGCCCTCATGCTCAACTACCAGGATTTTATAAAATCCATCGGCGGCGGTACTCGCATAAAGCGGCGGCGGCTGATTGTAGTTGGCTCCAGGCGCCGTTACGACAGTGGTGTTGATATCTGCATTATTTATTTGCAGCTTGTTGCCAGAACGAAATTTCGGGTTGAGCAGCGATCTGACGCGAACGCCATTGATGGTGGTTTCCGGAAATCCGATCAGACCGGTTGCTGAATTCAATTGAACGGCTTCACCCGGGTAATAGCCGTCCAATGGAATCACCTTGATAACACCGCCATCGATCGACCACCGCGATAGGGCGTTTTCCGCAATGGTATTCATTTGCGCGGTGGCCATGCCGAACAATACCTTGCCTCGCGGCAGGAAGCCGCCAATGACTACGGCTTCAGCATTCGGATCGACAGGCGCACCGAGGGCATCGCTGATAATTTTGAGACGGCTAAGGGCCGATGAGCCAGCTGCAACGGGCCTTGAAATAAAGCCGAAATTCACCAGCTCATCGCCATCGGCCGCCAGAATATCAAGAATGCCATCAGTTGCACTCTCTCGACCAATACGAACCTCTTTGACCTGGCCTTGGAAAATAATATTGAAATTTCCATCTTTATAGCCGGCCTGCAAGGTGACGGTATCGAACTCGCCTCTGATCCGCTTTTGCGTATCCTCATTGAGGTTATAAATTCGGATATGGGCGGTATTTGGCGTGGGAACATCCTGCGCGATCGTTCTGAACTTGATATGAAATTCCGAAAGATCAATGCCTTTTGTGCCCTTTGAGAACACAAGACTGATTGCGCGACCAAATTGCTTTGCCATGTTCAGGGCACCACAAAATACAAATGCCCGGTAGTGCCCAGCGAATTGAAATCGGGCACTTTATCGACATCAAAGTCCGATTGCACAATGAGCTGACCACCAAAATTCATATAGCCATAATCGCCCAAGAGATCGGCGCCGGTAACCAATGCAATGGCGTTGACAATGGGAACACCTGAGGAATCGCCAATATCCAGCATCCAGCTTTGTGCAGGCTCATTCCACTGCACGGTCAGCGTATAAATAACACCCGCCAAACTGATATTGAAGGTCGCTGGCGTGGGTGATAATGGGATTTCAAAGGCTTGGGCCATATCATCCCCCACTGTTGAAATTCGGAGCTGGCGCCAATTGCTTGGTGCCCTGATTGATCACTGCGGCATTCTGGCTTGGATTTTTCTGCACGCTGGCATCAGGTACTGTCACCGTCTGCAAATCGGCAAGAATAAGCTCTTCGCAGCGCATGCGAAGAATGAGGACGTTCTCTGTTTTAACTTCCGTGGTTTCCATGAGGCTGCGAATCAACATATTGGTATAGGATCGCTTTCCCGTGGACAACGAAATCAGTTCCCTATCCTCTTTCAACTTAAGCAGGTTTTTGTAGATTTTGTTCAAATAGCCTTCATCAAAAAGCTGATTCTTGTAGCTGCTGGGACTCCACCCCCATTCAATAAATACCACTTTCGGCAAATTGATGGCATTGTCCGAGATTTTCGAACCGCGCTGCACCGGGTGATGCGTAACTTCTAGATCGTCTTGGTGTTGCTCGCGAATGGCACAATCTGGGATGACGCCACCAATGCCTCGCTTCGAACCAAAAACAAGATCGGCAACGATAGCACCAGTTGTTATGACAAGCGGCAACCCAAGCGTTTGATTGGCCATTACGCATAGACTCCGCGAGTATTCCGCAAAAGATCAGCGTTGACGCGCGTTTGTTCATCACTGATAGCCATGGCGGTATCCCTGGAATTGGGTGAAGCCTCCACATGAATATCGGTTTTCTGGTTGATATTGACCGATGGATGAAAACTCGGCATCGACAAGCGAGACCAGATTGAATTGTCGATCAGATCAGAGGAGTAAGGATTTTGTCCTTGCTCATGAAAAATCATGGCATTCATCAATGCATGCAGCGTGGCCGGATCGTACATATTGAGCATTTGCTTGGCTTTGAACCCAGTCTTTTCGACGATATCAGCGATATAGGCTCCCACGTTATTGCCATCTTCAGAGGGAGCCCATTTGCTGATGATGGAATCGATTGTGTTCGCGCCACTCTGACCATAACGAATCAACTGACCTGCCATGGCAGAAAGGCCCTCGGATGCCGTTTTGAATACGGCAAAGCCATTCTGTACGGCAGCATCACCCCATGAACGCAAATTGCCAGGATTGCGCTGACGGATACCGATAGGCCCATCGCTGACTTCTGGCTCCATGGAGCTGAATAAATTCTGAAACATTTTTTCCAGAAGGCTTTTTTCGGAATTTCCAAAATCCAGAAAATGCGCGCCGGCAGCCTTCAAATGCTCGAAGGCTTCAGCAAAACGGAAATTCAAAACCTCGACAATGGGATTCAGCAAATCAAGGATGACATGCAGGGCGCTTTTCAGTCCCTCCAGAAAATCGCCGCTGGTGCCTGTAGTCAAGTTTTTCAGACCAGTCATGATATGGTCGAAAAGCTCTTTTAAATTATTACCAAGCACCTTGATATCGTTGGCGAACTCCTTGTTGTAAATTTCTTCGAGTTTTTGCAGACCGCCGCCGACTGCGGAAATACTTTCCTGAACAAGGTTGAATAGGGTTTTCGAAACGCCCAGCTCTGTATCCGCTTGGCGCAGCCAGTTGACAAATTGTTCGAGTTTTTCCGCTGCAATTTGGAGATAGGGCGCTACCCTTTCGAACAGTTCAAGCCCCAATATCTCTAGTTCACTTCGCAAATCTCGAAGCGTGTTTTGAAGTTCTCTCGCTTGGCGAGTGGCTTTTTCAGGATCGACGCCGGCCGCTTCCAGCATGCTGCGGCGCCGACTCATCATTTCTATAACTTCATTACCATGCAACGAAAGCTGGATAAAAGTCTGTTCATCGATGCCAAACATATTGGCATATTGCTTTCCTTGATAAAAAGGAAGCCGACTCAGCTTCTGCACCAGCTCTATCATTTTTTCGGCATTGTCGCCGCCTTCGATGCCGAAACCATTTTTCAGAAAGGCTTGAAGTCCGGGGTTGTTGCGCAGCGCGCTGGCAAACGATTCCACCGCTTGCGTAGCCTGCTCACTGGTCAATCCAATGCGCGAAAACGCATACTGCAATGCCATGATATTGGTGGAACTGGCAGCAGAGCGCTCGGATACGTAGTAAATTTTTTCCAGTTTGTCCGCCATGACTTCAACGGCGGCAGCCACTGCTGTGGCCGTGGCAATAAGGGCCTCGCTCAATGCGACAGCGGCGTTTTTGGTCGATTCGAGGGCACCCAGCATTTTCTTTTGACCAGGCTCGTCGACCTCAAAGCCCAGCTTTGCCAGGAAATCCTGTATAACCTCTTTATTCGCCATCTTTTAATGAATCCCTCACTCGCGCTTCGTTTTCAGCCTGAACTTCGAGGGCTTCATTCATTCGCGCGATGTCGACCAAGTTCAATGAACCATCTTTCAGAGATTCATATTTGCACAACCCATTGAGGACTGGTCGCATCAACCAATCCTCTCTGTTGGCCATATGAACTAATTCGACGTTTCGGCCGATGGCTGATCTGCGTTCGCTTTTGAACCGTCGAGTTTCTGAAAAAAATCGCTCATATTCTCCTTGATGACGGCAAATACCAATTGCATCATTTCGAACATTTGGATGTCTTTATACATGACGGGCGATTTTTTTGCCTTCACCTGTGCCCAGGCGCCAGAATCATAACGCATACAGGCTTCAAGGCAGGTATTGAGGATGAAATTGACGGATTTTTCGTCCATCGTGGAAAGTTCCACAGTGAAGGAATCCGCAATATTCAAAAACAAATCGATCTTTTCATCCAGCGACGCGTTCATATCTCGAAAATCAGAAACCTTCATCCCTTTCTCTTTCAGTGCCTCAACACTTTTTACCAGCATAGGGCTGAGATGACGCGAAACATGGAATTGATCGAATACATCGAGCACGCCAATTCGATATTTTTGTCCGCTAACGATAATTTCTCTCGGCATATGAACCTCCTAAAAAGATAAAAATTAACCGCCAGCAACACCAAGCTGGAAGTCGCATTTGATGCAGTCGAAATTCCATTCGATGTACTTCGGATCAACCTTCCATTCGTTGGAGGGAATTTTTCCATAGGCGCATTGTTGTGCCACATATTTATCGCCACCAGCCATATCGCTGATATTGATCACGTTCTTGCCGTGCAGCGTGGAGGAAACACGCTGAAAGTTATAGCCCAGCGCCAGCGCTCCGTTGGTGGGACTGGTTTTCAGAACGCGCACTGTGATCCTAGCAGCCTTGCTGCCATGCAAGGAATGCATGCCTTCGCCATCGGCGCCAATGGTCATCGTGTTCAGATTGTCCACGAATTCCACGCTGATGCCTTCGCCATCGATATTCGCGCCTGAGCCAAGCGGAATGGAGATACCAGGCCCCGTGATGTTGGCCTGAATATCCAGAAAAGAATAGGTTCTTGGGGTCGTCATGGCGATCTGCTCCTTACTGATTCACATTCACAATGACATCCACTTCATGGATGGCACCGGCAATTTTGAGACCGATTTGGAAGGGAACACTGATGCGATCTTCGCGATCTGCCTGAAGCTGCGTCGCCACTTGCGGCGCGTACGTATAATATCCGAGCGGCATGTAATCCCCTTCGCTCAGATTTCCAAAGCCATCAGACATCCATGTGCCAGGACCAATCAGGCCGTTGGTTTTTGCCAGCAGGCAAACGGTATCGATGGTGGTCTCAAGGGTATTGGTGCCAGCATCCGTCTGCGGAATCTTGTTGGTCGATGTATAGAGCCGATTGTAGATGGCGGTCTGCAAGGTGACTGCAAACCAATCCAACCCGAAAATCGTGTCGACGAACTGACCAGAGGCGCAGACGCCACGCTGAATAATCGATGTATTGTTGTTGTAGGCCACAAAAACGTTACAGTTGAAGCCTTCGAGCGCGTCCGCTTGATCCTCGTTCAATTCTTCGAAAGTAATGCCAGGCTCTTGCTTGTACATCAGCGTAATAACGCTGTTGTTGGCATTGTAGTTGATGGTCATGATGCGGCCGAGCAGCGAGGCGACCGCCACCGTGCTCTTGCTGCTGTATTGCACCACCGTTTTGTTCAGGCCCAGTTGTTTGAGCAGATACGCAATA